CCTGAGGCTTATGTGCCGTTGCCCGATGGGCGCAAAATACCAGTCAAAATTCAACAACGTGCTGATGCATTAGCCAAATACAAAGTTATTGGCAACAAAACTGCTGGAACTGGTGGATTTGATTTGGCCGCCGAAAGTGGTCAAACTTCTACTGTCCCAGGCAGCATCGACGTTCGCTACACGGTGGAGCGCATCAACAGCGTGGATTACGTCACCGCCGATCAGTTCCAGCAAGGTATGCAACAAGCTGCCCAACAAGGCGCAGCCCAAGGCGAACAGCGCACCTTGCGTAGGCTGCAAATGTCTACCAGCACCCGCAAGCGCCTCGGAATGTAATGGAACTCTCCATCGGCAACCTGCTGACATTTACAGCAGGCACCACAACCCGCCAGCGATTCCAAAACTTTTTTATCGGGGAAACCATCACGTTCCAAAGCAGCGGCTACAACTTTGCGCCGTTTGGCTTTTCGGGAGTCACGATTAACCGCACTGGAGACAATACCGAGGCAACGCTGGTGTTCCCCAATAACGCTCTGACCCGCGCCTGGGCAGTTGAGGCGATTCAAAACCGCTGGCTGGCGCATGTCCGCGTCACACTGCTAGACCCCGACGACCGCACCAGCTTTAACCTGTTGCACGAGTATTACGGTCAAACGGCAGGCGGCCAATGGAACGAAACACAGGTCAGCCTGACTCTGAGCACAGTGCTTGACGCTGTTGGTACTGATGTTCCCCTGCGGCGCCTGACGCAACGTTTGATTGGCGCTATCCCGGTCACCAGTGGTGTGCGACTGCAGTGATTTAGTTGGCCGCCCATATCAGCTTGGCGCTAACGGCACTGGGGCGGAAATTGATTGCATCCATGTGGTCTACGAGGTCTTGCGGCGTTTGGATATTGATGCCCCGCCGTTTAACCCAGCCTGGTACACAGCCACAACACGCCAGATTGCAAGGGATCTGTTGTCGTGGGGTCGCCGTATTGAGCGTCCCGAGTACGATGGGGACGTTCTGCTAATTCCCCAAGAGACCTGGGCGTTTGGCGTCGTATGGCAGACCGGGATTTTGTACATCAACCGGCATCTGCGAAAGGTCGCATGGACTTCGGCGCAAAACTTCAACGGCTGCCACTGCTTCCGTTCGAAAGGCAGCTCATTGAATTAATTGGCTGCAGTGAGGAGGAATACCGCAGATTCACGGCTGAAGCGGAACGCCGTGGTCGCATTAGACCGGCAGGGTATGAACTAATCCCAGATATTCAGGCTTCTGAAGCTGTTTGGGTTCCGATCGTCATCAGTTTGGTGCTCGGTGCAGCCAGCACAGCAGTTTCGTATTTTCTAACCCCTAAACCAAAACCATTTGCTGCACCAGGCGCCCGCGACGTATCTGTTCAGAACCAAGCCCTCGACAGCCTTACAGGCTCCACTCGGTTTTCACCCACCACAGGTTTTGATTCGCAGGCTGAGCTAGCCAACTACGGCGATCCCATCTCAATCATCTTTGGCCGTTACACCGGCGCCAGTGGCGGCATCCTCGTCAGCCCCAAACTTGTGTGGAGCCGGATGTTTTCTTACGGCACTCAGCAAGGCGTCAAGCTGCTGTTTGTTGTTGGCGAGCAAGGCTATTCCTACAACGGCACATACGGCGGCATCACTGCACCAAACCTTGAGGGCATTTTCGTTGGCAATGGCGCCCTATCGACGATCTACTCCAACACCTTCGCGTTTTACTGGAAAGGCAGCAGCACCACCTCTGGCTTCAGTCGAATCAAAGCCTCCAATCTGCTGTACGGCACAAGGGCTACTGGCGCGACGGGCGACCCTGAAACACAGGACGATATCTTCAGTTGCCCCACTCGTGTCAGTGAAATTGACACTGGCTTTAGCTCCGTCCACAGCCTGACCAACAACTCGCAATTTGGCTGCTACGCACCAATCGCCAACGGCACCGGCTACCGAGTCAACTGGCGCATCGTCGCTTTCCCTCGCGTGGATGGTGTCGTTGATGACCCCGGTAACACGCTGCTACTGGAACGAGTCAAGATCACGGGCGACAACAACGGCTTGGACACTGCCGTCAAGATCCGTGAATCCGGGATGCCCGGCACGGGAAGAAACTACAGCCGCAGGATGGGCGTCACCTCCCACAACGGCACCACCGTTTCGGATTCCGTCGGTTACCAAGAACGCACGGTATCTACTGGCGACACAATCCAGTTCACAATTTCAGAAGCGCAGCTATCCGACACGCTTTACGCAGACGGCAACGTCAAGATTGATGACATCAACAGTGCGCTGAACGAGGAGCGAATTGCCGCCGATAACGCCTTACAGGTTGGCGAACTGTTCATGATTGGGCGCACACTTTGGCAAGTAACAGCCCGCTCAATCGCTGTCTGGCGCCCCGAAGATAGAACACGGCAAGTTGTAACCCTGAAGTGCATCGACATCCTGGGGCGTAATTTGATTGGCGTTGTGTCTAATGCTGTTCTGACACGTAACTATTTAACCGATACCGAAAGTGGCCCGTACTTTATCGGTCCCAGTTTTTACCCACTGTTGCGTTGTGACATTGCCAGCGTCCGCAATACAAGAGCTTGCGACGTAACGGAAATTGGCATCCGCAGTCAAGTATTCCAGCGCCTTAACGGCCTCTGCAACTTCCAGTCTCTGCCCTCCCCAACAGAACTATTTGAGTCTGAGCTAAACCGCATCAACCTACAAAGCGGCAGCATCAATAAGTACATCCGTCGTTCGTCATCCTTTACGGTTTTTGTACGTCCGGCTGGTGTTGATAGCAACGGTAATGCGTTTGCTTGGACCGATCTCAATGTGCGCTTTGTGGTTGTCGGCAACGAACCCGTCGATCAATACAACTACATCCGTTTCAAGCACCCAACAACGCAACAGTTTGAGTTCAAGTTTATCCCCAAGAATGGGGCAGATATGCGGAACTCAAGCAACACAGCTGAATTTTGGCTGCTTAATGCCACCTCAACAGGCTCGCTACTGAGTAGCAATCTGGATACGAGTTACGGGCGTTTCACCGTAACCGCATCAGGCATCAGAGTATTTAAGACCGATTTGCAGCAGAACATTGAACTGCTGAACAAGCCGTCTACTGGAGCAATCGGAACCAGCCTGCCGACTTACCCCAGTGCCGTTGAGGTCTTCAAGTTCTTCCCAGAGGAAGAGGCTGGCAAAACATATCCAACCAGTTTGAGTTACGTCTCAATCTTTGCGTTGCCAGGAACGGTCACCGATGGCCGCATGGCATCTTTTGCGTGGCAAATCTTTGGCGACCCATCCTCGTCTTCCGTTCCGGCTGGTGGTACAGCCACGGCGACAGCAGAAGAAGTTATTGGCACGCGCACCATCATTATTCGCTATACAGCCACAAAAACAGCGCGGACCGGGCATTACAGCGGTCAAGCATTTACTTGGGACATAACCAGATACGAGGTTATTTCTTCGACTGGTTCGTGGACCCTGAACGAGCAGATCACCATTACGCGGGCTATTAGTCCTAGCAACCCGTATATCAACGCACCTGGCGGACCGATTGCATCTAGCAGCGTTATTCTCCAAGTCGCTGGCGTCAGAACCATCACTGAGGTTCAAGGACGCTCTCAAGGTTTTTACGAAGAACTATTTGGTCCGGCCCGCAATTTTGCTGTGGGCACTGGGAAAAGTGCTGTCATAAACTTTACGGACGGTTTGAAAACAATTCAATTAACACTGGAATCCACAACATTTTCAAACCCTGCTCACTGGTCTGGCGTCACTGTTTTATGGAACAATCCAACAATTACTGCTGTTCAAGCAGCGCCAACATCTGAAAATACATGGAAGGTTGATGACCGCTTCAATGTTTATTCCACAGTCAGCGCCAGTAATCCATTCCGTACACCTGGCACATCAGTTGGCGTGCAATTCCGCATTACCGCGATTGCCGAAACAAAACTGCCTACCGGCCTAATCAATGCTGAGCGTGCATTTGAAGGTTCCAGTCAGTTTGCTGACGTAAGTTTCTACGGCAATCTGATTGAAAAATCAAACAACAGTTCATCCGAACACGCGGTTGTTTATGTCAACGAGATGGTGGCCAACACTGTCATGCCGACATATGACCAAACCACGGTCGCCGGTCTGGCGCTCAAGGCAAGCCGCAATTTTGCCTCACTAGATCAAATCCGCGTCTGGCTCGCCAATGGTTGCCCCGTCAAGCGTTTTCACCCTGACGACAACAACAGCATTGGCCCCAGCAACCTGTATTGCGATCTGATCTTCCACTTGCTAACTGATCAAACAGCAGGCGTGGGACGGGTGCTCAACATGACGCCGGACAACCCAAGCCTGATCAACACAGACACTTTTGTAACAACAGCCCGCTTCCTAAAGGCCAACAAACTGTTCTTCGATGGGGCTATCGTTGCTCCAACCAACCTTCGCCAATACATCGCAGATACAGCACCGTATTTCCTGTGCAATTTCATCATTGCTGACGGCAAATTCGGATTACTTCCAGCGGTACCCACTACTTCAGCAGGCGCAATCAGCACCAGTCCGGTGGTCATCAAAGCCCTGTTCACTTCGGGCAACATCCTTGAGGATTCCTTCGAGCTGGAATATCTGCCATCCGAGGAGCGCAAAGACTTTCAAGCCATCCTGCGGTATCGCCAGGAAACCAAAAATCAACTACCCGAGGAACGCACCTTGAGTGTGCGCTGGGCTGATTCTGCCGACTATGTGCCTGTCGAATCGTTCGATCTGACCAGTTATTGCACAAGCCGCGACCATGCCAAATTGGTCGGCAAGTTCTTCCTGTCCATTCGCAAGCGTGTTACCCACTCGGTTCGCCTAAAAACAACGCCCTACGGCATGGATTTGGCGCCTGGCGACTTCATCAAAATTGTGACCGAGGCCAGCCCATACAGCGCAGCCCGCAACGGCACGATTGATGCAGACGGTTTTATCACCAGTGCCAGCACCATTGCCGACGGCAACTACAGCATCACGTATTACAAGACCGGCACCGATGACGTGTTGGATGGAACGATGAGCGTGGCAAACGGAAAGGTCACCCAGACCTCACTGTGGAGCAGCGTCTTTACGATCCGCGAAACCACAACATCACAAAACGTTTACATGGTTGAACAGTTAACGTTAGATGGGGAAGGATCGGTGCAAATCACAGCATCGGAGTATCCCTGCGACAGCAATCTCTCTAGTTTGATAGCACAGGATGTAGTCACCGACAGCCGTTACACCTTTGAAAACTGATGGCTTTCCCCTCGCTAAAACCGACTGGGCGTAACTTCAACCCCGGCGACTATCCGATTAAAACATTTCGGTCCCAGTCAGGCTCGGAAACACGCATCCTGTACGGCAGCCAGCGCACCAACATGTCGCTGGAACTGAACTACGACAACATCACCGACACCAATGCCGGCTTGTTTCTGACGCACTTTGACGAGGTGCAGGGCACATTCCAGACTTTTACTGTGCCTTCTACTGTCCGTTCTGGCTGGAGTGGCAGCAGCACCGCACTCGATGTGTCTGGCGCAAATGCGTGGCGTTATGCCGAGGCTCCGCAGATCACCGCAGTACGTCCCGGCGTTAGCAGCGTGCGGGTCAAACTTGTCGGAGTTCTCTAAACTGTAACCATGGCCAAGATTTACACCGGACGCGACGGACGCCTACTGCTCGGCTCCGATACCCTGGTCAAGGTGATCAGCTGGACGCTGCAAGCTGATTTGGAAACTCTTGAAACCACAAGTCTTGGGGACAGTCAACGCACTTTTGTTCCCGGCATTCAATCTTTTGCTGGAACTGCAACTTTGCTTTATTACGTTGATGTTGATAATACAAATGACGCCAGTACGTTATTGCGCAAATTAATTAAAACCGGTTCCGTAAGTAGCTCAGATACTGTAAATCTTACCTTAAGATTAAGCGACAACAATACCAACAATGACGTGACCTTGACGGCTTACATTACAGGCGTATCAATTGGCGCTTCCGTTGGTGAAGTTGTATCAGCACAAATTACATATCAAGGCACTGGCGCATTAAGCACTGCATCAATCTAATGGCTGTCTACCTTGGCACATTTGGCGAAATAAGCCTGCAGCGCAAATCGGACGAAGGTGTCTTGACTTCTATTGTCAATCCATCAGATGTTAATACAACCGCAAAAAGATTTTCTTTTGATTTTGATCAAAACGCTTTAATTACTGGCGATCAAATTGAAATAACAAGTACTGATGGATCCGTTTTGTCTTGGATTAGCACAGCCGGTTGGGCCAATGCAACCAAGCAATCGAGTGGCAAATGGTTTATTAATGTTGACGAACTGGGCGGAATTCGCATTTATAGTACATTCGCTAATGCGGTTAATGGCGGCTCCGCTAATGCGATTGCTCTCGATAGCTTGGCGGTAAATATTCCAATTGAAATTGAAGTTCAAAATGCACAACATAGAAATATTGCAGAAGTGACAAGTTATGAATTGAGCACGCAAGTCGAAGCAATTGATGTAACAAGTTTATCCGATGAATTCAGGAGCCAGTGGTCTTCTTTAATGTCTGGCTCTGGCCGAATTAATTGTTTATGGGACTACAAAGATTCGCTTGGCAATAATACACAAGAAGTTGCGCAATATTTACTTCAATTAGCCTTGAGAACCGAAATTGGAAATGAATTTAACGCACATTTGTATTTGAAAACGGCAAATTACAACCCAACTGGTGTTGGCACTCAAGCGGATGATTTAATTTATTATGACATTCAAGGTGTTATTACGAATTCTGTAATTCAATTTACGCCTGGCACTGTTGTTGAAATGACAGCAGATTTCATTACAACCGGACCAATTCGCCTTCGGGTTAAAACTCAAGCGGATAACAAGGTTCTGCAGGAGAACACAGACGACATACTGCTTGACCAAGACGCAACTGCTAAATTGCTGCAAGAAGCAGATGGCTAATTGCTGGAGCTGACATGGCGGATCTAAAAATTTCCGAACTTGGCGCTCTAGCGGGTGCCAACCTAGCCGCCGGCGATTTACTGCCGATTGTTGATGTCTCTGCGAGCGAGACCAAAAAGATCACAGTGACCGATCTGGTGGGTAATGCCACCACGCTGATTGCTGACGCCACGATCCCCAGCGCCAAGGTTCTGTTCGGTGCCGGCTCGATTCTCGAGGCTTCTATTGCCACTGGCGCCGTCACCACCACCAAGATTGAAAACGACGCGGTAACCGCCGCCAAACTTGCGGACGAATCCAGCGTTGATCTGGTCACCACCCTTCCTGGCTCCGGCGCTTTTGTCGGGCAAATCGCTATCGACACCGACGACGGCAACCTTGCCTATGTCTGGAACGGCAGCTCATGGGTGAGCTTCAAAGCTGCTGGCTCTGTTGGCGCAGTGATCGGCAGCACGGCTGGCGTCATCAACATTGTTGTCAGTACCAGCGGCAGTGATGTAACGATCAGCGCCACGCTTGATAACACTGCTAGCGCCGCTCAGTTTTTAGCCGGTCCAACCGCCGCAGCTGGCGCCGTTACTTATCGCACCATCGCAAGCGGCGACCTACCCACTGCCGCTTCTGGTGCCCAAGGTGCAGTCAGCGTCAACGGCGAAGGTTTGCGTGTTGACGGCACGCAACTTGAAATCGACAACGACATTACCGCCAGTGGCGGCACCTACAGCGTCGTCACCTACAGCAGCAAGGGCTTGGTCACGGCAGGTCGCGCAATCACCGCCGCCGATCTTCCTGCCGCCACGTCTGGCACCAAAGGCGCTGTTGTCCCTGGCACGGGTCTTGCCGTTGATGGCGTCGGCACCATTAACCACAGCAATACCGCCACTGCTGGAACCTATACCAAGGTCACCATTGATGGCCAAGGGCACGTCACCACTGGCGCGACCCTGAGCGACACCGATATTCCCAACCACTCAGCAGCACTGCTGACCACCGGCACGCTGGATGCTGCACGGATCGGCAACAGCGCCATAACCGGCGCCAAGCTCGCCAACTACGCCGTTTCCAAATTTGGTGAAACCCAGCCTGTAGCTGACCACATCGGTCAATTCTTCTTTAACCCGCTGAACCGCGAGCTGTATCTCTGGGACGGCAACGTCTTCCAGCCTGTCGGCATCAGCGCCGGTGAAATTGTCCTGGCTGGCACTTACAACGCCAATACCAACCTGGTGGATTCGGTTACCGCCGATGGCACCGCCGCTGGTTTCGTCAGTGGTTCGGCGCTTCCTGCCGCTGCTACTGCTAACAACCGCTACTACGTGGTGGTCAGCACTGCCGGCACAGGCACCAGCCCGGCCCCGACCGTATCACTGGCACCACCTGACCTGTTGCTGAGCAACGGATCCAGCTACATCAAGTTGGACGTGTCGGACACGATCACTGCAGTGGTCGCACTGAACGTCGGCTTCACGCCTTACGGCAACATTGCAGCCACCAACGTCCAAGCAGCAATTCAGGAGCTGGACGACGAAAAACTGGCGAAAGCAGGCGGCACGGTCACAGGTCAAATCCTGATTGGCACCGCCGGCAGTTTGGTATTTGAAGGCGCCACGGATAACGCATCCGAAACCACGTTGGCGGTGGCAGATCCGACGGCTGATCGGACCATCACACTGCCTGATCAGAGCGGAAACGTCCTGGTCTCGGGTAACGCCAGCATCGTCAACGCCGACGTATCAGCCAGTGCCGCTATTGCTTACAGCAAGTTGTCGCTTGGCGGCAGCATCGTCAACGCCGACATTGCCTCAGCTGCTGCGATTGCTGACACCAAGCTCGACACGATCAGCACTGCCGGCAAAGTCAGCAATAGCGCCACCACTGCCACCAGCTCCAACACGGCAAGCGCAATCGTGGCGCGTGACGGCAGCGGCAACTTTACGGCTGGCACGGTTACCGCAGCTTTGTCGGGCAATGCCAGCACCGCGACTGCACTGCAAACCGCCCGCAACATCCAAGGCGTCAGCTTTGACGGCACCGCCAACATCACGGTGGTCACGGCTGGCTCAGGCATCTCGGTCACTGGCACTGCCGTCGCCAACACCGGTGTTCTAAGCGTCAACGGCAGCACTGGCGCCATCACGAACGTTGCAGTCACTAACACCGCACAATCGTTCACAGCAGCACAACGCGGCTCTGTTTCGGCGCTGACTTCAGCTGCGACTGTGACCGCTGACTTTTCTGTCGCCAATAACTTCAGCCTCACGCTCGGTCACAACGTCACCTTGGCTAACCCGACCAACCTGACCGCCGGGCAATCTGGATCCATTGTGATTACTCAAGGTTCTGGTACTGCCTATACAGTTGCGTATGGGTCGAACTGGAAATTTTCTGGTGGCACACCAACAATGAGCACTGGCTTGAGTTCCGTTTCGACGCTGGTTTATTACGTTGAGTCCGCGTCTCGCATCACCGCCCAGCTTCTCACCAACGTCTCATGATCGTTCCTGGTTCGACTAACCCGCTTCTGATGCGTTCGGCTGCAGTTGCCGCGTATCAAATCAGCAGGAGCTTGCGGTTTGATGCTAGTAATACTGGGGATCCTCCATATGTATCCCGTACTTTTACATCAACTGGCAACAGGCGCACATTTACCTTTTCTTGCTGGGTCAAAAAATCGGGCGTTGATTCTACTAAGCAATATGCTCTGCTAGGCAGAACTGGCAACTCTTTTGTTCTACAATTTGATGCAAACAGTTTAAAAGTAATTGACACCGGATCTATAACTGCCGGCCTGGTTACTGCTGCCGTATTTAGAGATCCGTCTGCTTGGTATCACGTCGTCATGTCAGTTGATACGACGCAGGCCACCGCATCTAATCGAGTCAGACTTTATATAAATGGCGTTCAGCAAACCCTTTCCGGGACTCAGCCAACACAAAACTCTGATTTAAATATAAATACCAATGTTACACATCGAATTGGGGCGACCGGAACTTCTACACTCGAAAGAGTTTTGGATGGCTACCTAGCCGACATTTACTTTTTAGACGGCACCGCAACTACACCATCAACATTTGCAGAAACCAATGCCACAACTGGAGCGTGGAACCCCATAACTCCTGCAAGTATTACTTACGGCACCAACGGATTTCATCTAGATTTTTCGGATAATAGCGATACTACTTCTACGACACTAGGCAAAGATAGTTCTGGTAATAATAACGATTGGAATCCAAGCAATTTTTCAGTCACGGCTGGCTCTGGTAACGATTCTTTAACGGATACGCCCACCAGCTATGGAACAGATACTGGAACTGGGGGTGAGGTCAGAGGCAACTATGCATCGTGGTCACCCTTGTATGGGGCAACTCCTACGCTTTCAAACGGCAATTTAGAAGCATCTACAAGTTTAACAACTGCATACTCAAGTATTTCGGTAACAAGTGGTAAATGGTATTGGGAAATCACCCCTACCGGCACTGTTAGCACCAACACTTACATTGGAATTATTGATAGCACTTATATCAAAACTGATGCGAGCTGGAGTTCGCAAGCAAGATGCTATGTAAGCAACGCCAACAAATACGATGGTTCAACCACTAGCTATGGCGCATCATATGCAGCCAACGATGTAATTGGAGTTGCACTTGATCTCGATGCTGGAACGCTTGTGTTTTACAAAAATGGCAGCAGTCAGGGCACGGCTTTTAACACAGGTTTAACAGGCAAAGAATGGAAAGCACTTGCGTACAGCGGCAATTCCGCTACACACATTGCCAATTTCGGCCAACGCGCCTTTGCCTACACCGCCCCCAGCGGCTTCAAGGCACTTGTAGACACCAACCTAACAGCGCCCACGATTGCCAAACCATCCACTGCGTTTGACGTGGTGACCTACACCGGCACCGGCAGCGCACTCACGCCCACCAGCTCACTCGGTTTCAGCCCAGACCTGATCTGGATCAAATCACGTTCTGCCGCCACTGATAACACGCTGTACGACACAGTGCGTGGCGCAGAAAAACGCTTGGAGTCAAACAATACGGATGCAGAAGTCACCAGTGACGGGGGCGTTACAGCTTTTAACAGCAACGGTTTTACGCTCGGCACACTGGCGCAGGTCAACACCAACGCTGCAACCTATGTGGGCTGGTGCTGGGATGGTGGCACATCAACAGTAACTAACACAAACGGCACAATTACATCCAGCGTGCGAGCCAATGCCAGTGCTGGGATTTCGATTGTTGGTTATGTAGGCAATAAAACTGCCGGTGCGACATTTGGGCATGGATTAAACGTGGCACCCCAGTTTGTGATCGTCAAAAGCCGAAATCAAGGTGTCGGTTACTACTGGAACGTTTATCACGCTTCTTTGGGGGCTACCAAGTATTTGCAACTTGAAGATTCTGCTGCAGCTGGCACAGCTACAAACTGGTGGAACAACACGGCCCCTACATCTAGCGTTGTCACGCTTGGCATTGGAGATGTTGTCAATAAAAGCGGCGACAATTACATAGCCTACTGTTTCGCCCCTGTTTCTAATTTTAGCAGCTTTGGCAGTTATACAGGTAACGGCAGCGCAGATGGGCCTTTTGTGTATTTGGGTTTCCGCCCAGGGTGGATCTTAGTAAAAGCGTCTTCCACTGGAGGGTCTACATACGATTGGTTTGTTTACGACACAGAAAGAGATACTTACAATGCAGCCAGCAAATTTTTAAGTCCCAATTATTCCGGTGCCGAGCAGGCGACCGCCGATGCTGGAACGTTGACTGACGTTTACTTTGATATTCTTTCAAACGGCTTTAAGGTAAGAAATACTAGAGGACGAGTGAATCTCAATGCAACCACATTTGTTTACGCAGCCTTTGCCGAGTATCCCTTTGCCTACGCCCGTGCTCGTTAATTGCCGCCACAACTAAAGTAGTACCAACGCCTTAGACCCATGTTCCTCCTCGACGGCAAACCACTCAGCCCAGACTCACCGTTCACCACGGCTGATGGCACGCAATACCCCGCCAACTGGCTTCGTCTTGCCAGCCCCGAGGAGCGCGAGGCAATCGGCATTACCGAGGTGCCTGACCCGCCGATCTACGACCAGCGTTTTTATTTCGGGTATGACGCTGAAGGTCACCTGATCCCTAGGGACCACGGGCAGCTCGTCGAACAGTGGGTGGCGCAAACCCGCACCACCGCCGGCACGTTGCTCACCCCAACCGACTGGATCATCATCCGCGAAGCCGACAACGGCAAACCTGCCGATCCGTTGCTCAAGACCTGGCGTGAGGACATTCGCTTAGCTGCTGGGACCAAGATCACTGCCATCCGCGCCACGCTGGACACACCGGCATTGGCGGCATACATTACCGGGGCCGAGTACCCCGTATGGCCGAGTGACCCTAATTCTTTCGTGCCTCCTACTCCTATTGCTGATGATGGGGTGGAGCTTCCTAGCGATGGCGGCGAAGGCTGATGGCCGTTAAAAGCAAAGTCGGCACCGCCGCAAAAAAACGCAAAGAGCCAAAACCTAAACTGACATTGCAGGGTCAAGGTACAAATAGCAAACCGAATCACGGTCGTAAAAAGACACGTGGTCAAGGTCGGTAAGATAAAAAAGCAGTTGCAGACGTGCGATGTCTGAAGGTGGCTTTTGGCGTGGTGTAAAGCAAGAAACCATTGCAGGCATTGGTGTTGCGGCCACCGTGGCACTGGCATCCGGCATCTTTTACTTGGTGTATACAGTGCCCACCAAACTTGATGACGTACTTCAAAATCAAGTCAAATTTGAAGAAAAGATTGGAAAAATGGATGATCGTATCCTTGATCACGAGCAACGGTTGATCAAGCTGGAAATTAGAAAGTAAGCTTGTGGTAGACGCTATTTCGTCATGGACCCTACCACTCTTGCCGTTATTGCCATCGTTGTGGCTGCTGGCTCTGAAGTCATTGCGCTGCTACCTATTCGTGAAAATTCCTGGGTGCAATTAATCGTCAAAGCACTGAAGGTTATTTTCCCAAAGCGTTGAACGCTGACGTTAAGTGGTTGTGGCGTTATGAGAGCAAAGATTGGCGTGAGCGTTTGAAACGCAAAGCGCGAGAAAACAAATTCAATGCAACTCTGACGCCACTGCTTGATCGCGAAGTTAATCAGGTCAACAAAGTTATTGACCTTGAAACTGAACGCCAAAAACGTCAGCCTGTAATTAAACACGAAGACCCTACACCTGAGCAGACTGGAGACAGCCGCTTGCTGGGCGGTCCGATGTCCATTTCATCTCCTTGGAACGATGACGACCCAGAACCGCCTGCGGCTAGTTGATCTTTTCAAGTATTACAAGGAATTGCCGCATCAAACTGCAGCAATCTTTGAATTAGAAGCAGCAATATTAAAAGTATCGCCCGGCATCTTGAATAGAGATCAACTTTGGTTCAAGACTTGGAGCCAAGCTGGCAAGCAGGACAAATTTGATAACAACTGGGATGGTGTGTATGCCGCCGCGAAAAAAGCTGGCGCAAAGTTTCCAGAAGTTGTCGCTGCTCAGTGGGCGCTGGAATCAGGCTACGGCAAGCATGTCAGCGGCGAAAACAACTATTTTGGCCTGAAAGGCACAGGCACATTGCGCAACACAAAGGAATACATCAACGGAAAATGGATCACAATTCAAGACACCTTTCTTGATTTCCCTGATCTCGAAACTTGCGTTTATTACTTAATCGAACGTTGGTACAAGGATTACCACGTCTACAAAGGTTGCAATAACGCAGGCGACCGTGAAGAGGCTGCGCGTTGGCTGGTTAATGATGGTTACGCTACTGATCCGACTTACGCCGATAAGTTGATCAAATTGATGAATCAGCATGTACAAGGCAAACCTGCAAACGATAGATTTACGCCTGATAAACCTTTTGCTTTTAAAATTACGCCACATATCACCTATGGTGAATTAACCCTGGGCGATGAAAAACGCCGTTTTCAGATCCAGGCGCAATGTGACACGGCTTTGGAATTGTGCAAATACTTAGAGAAAGTACGTAGTCATTTCAACAGCAATCCGATTGTCATTACGAGTGGTTATAGACCTCCTGCCATCAATGCAAGCGTTGGGGGTGCCAGCAACAGTGAGCACTTGTACAACATGACTGGCGTGGGCGCCGTTGATTTCTACGTCAAGAACGTGGACATCTACGAGGTGCAGGAGTACTGTGACCGCACCTGGCCGTACAGCTTGGGTTACGGTGCCACCAAGGGTTTTGTGCATCTGGGCATGCGGCTAGGTCGTCCACGTATTCGCTGGGATTACTGAGTGTCTGTTCTTTGTGATTGGCAAATCCGTGCCCTTTGCGCTGGGGGTATGGTCACCCCATTTGACGAAGAACTGCTCAACCCCGCTTCGCTCGATGTGGTGCTTGGCGATCATTTAATGATCGAAGACCCCACCAACGTTGATCTACGCAAAATCAGTATTCAAGGCTGCACGCCTGATGCACCTTATTGGCTGCGCCCTGGCGAGTTTGTGCTGGCTGAGACCCGTGAAACCTTCAACATCCCGAACAAGGTCAGTGGGCAGTTTGCCTTGAAGAGCAGCCGCGCACGGGCTGGCTATTCACATATGCTTGC